ACTCCTGCTTTTAGCGTTAGTAAAAATGCAAATCAATCTGTAGCAACAAGCACAGACACATTAATAACTTGGCAAACTGAAAATTATGATACTGATAGTGCTTTTGCATCTAATAAGTTTACTGTCCCATCTGGAAAAGCAGGTAAGTATTTGTGCACTGCTAGTGTCAGAATAGAATACGGTAATGACTCAGGTGAGTATGGTGAAATAAAAATTTATAAAAATGGTTCACAGTATAGAGCTAATTTACACGCTGTTTCAGGAAATGCAGTTAGAGCTCAGAATCTAAATATTTGCGTAGATATGGATTTGGCTGTTGGTGATTATATCGAAATTTATGTTTTTCACACCAAAGGTACATCTCAAGATGCTGTGACTGGAGACAACACTTATTTTTTTATGCACAGGTTGGTATCATAATGGGAACAATATTTGTAGATAACTTAGAACCACAATCAGGCACTAGCTTAACGTTAGGAGCGAATGGTGATACACTTACAATACCTTCAGGATGCACTATTTCTAACAGCGGAACAGCAAGCGGTTTTGGTAAAGTAGGTCAGGTAATTCAAACAATTAAATCAAATACAGAAACATCAAGTTCTACAAGTTATGTAACTATTTATTCTGTAACTATTACCCCTAGTGCAACTTCTAGTAAAGTATTACTATCTTTCTATCCTCGTGTTGGTTGTAATACATCATCTGCTAATGTTATGTTAAAAATTAGAAATAATACTGCTGGATCAAATGTTCAATCAGATCCATTCATAGTTACTAGATGGCCTGCTGATAGTCAGTCGGCTTATTATACACAACCACAGCCTTTAGTGTATTTAGATTCACCCAATACAACTTCTGCTACTCAATATGATTTACAAATAAAAACTAATGCTGGAGCATGGACATTAAATATGCCAGCAAATACTGGTGGCTATAGTGATGCAGAGGTTTCAATTGGTATGGCTACGGAGATATTAGCATAATGTCAAAGATACTTGTAGATACCATAGACACAAGAAGCGGAACCTCTAATATTACAATCGGTTCTAGTAATGCGTCACAGATAACACTAAAGTCTGGTGCAACATTAACTAACTTTCCTCAAATGACACCAATGTTTAGTGCTTATATGAACGCATCAACACAATCAATATCTCATGCAACATTAACTACAATAGTATTTGATGCTGAAAACTATGATACTGATAATTGTTTTGACACAAGCACATATCGTTTTACACCTACAGAAGCCGGTAAATATTTTTTATTTGCTAACACAAGATTAAATGTTGGAACTGATCTTAATAATAATTTTGAATTAGAAATAAGGCATAGTGCATATAATAGTAGAGTAAGAGCAACTGGTAGATCAAGTGCTAACACAACTTGGAATGTAGCTACAATATTAGATTTCAATGGTTCCTCTGAGTATGCTATTTGTACATTTTATCAAGACACTGGTTCATCAAAATCATTAGATAATGGTAATGGAGATACATTGTTCGGTGGATATAAAATTATAGGAGCATAATGAGCACATTAAAAGTATCAACAATCTCGCCTCTTGGCACAGACGCTACGAAAACAATTACTATTGGTAGTGCAGGAGATACGATTGCAGGTATGGGGGCTAATACTCCTGCTTTTTCTGCAGCAAACAGCACCTCGCAAACAATTTCTCTAAATACTGATACTAAAGTTACTTTTGATTCAGAGTCTTATGATACTAATAATGCTTTTGCTAATAGTAGATTTACAGTCCCTACTGGAGGAGCAGGTAAGTATGCGATCTACATTGATGGTGCTTTTCAAGTTTCAGCAGATTATAAACAAGTTTGGATAAAATTATATAAAAATGGTTCTTACAGTGATTCAGTCCCTGGAATTGAGCAAAGAATTAGAATGACCACTAATTATTTTAAAGGTGATTCTTCACAAAGACTTAGTGCTAGTGGCACTCTACTTTTAGCAGAAGGGGATTACTTAGAAGTATTTGGATATATAAACGCCGATTCAGGTACACCACAATTCAATGGTCCATCTTTTCATTTTTCAGGAAATAGGTTAATAGGAGCATAACATGGCAGTAACAACGATACCCTCAGCAGGAATAACAGACGCTACTATAGATACAGCAGATATCAAAGATGATGCAGTAACTGCGGCTAAGGCTGCCTTTGGTTTAGGTAAGATTGGTCAAGTTTTACAAGGTCAAAATGCAACAGAGATTTCTACAAGTATAAGTGACAATGACCAAGATATTGTTACTCAATCTATAACACCTAGTGCTTCATCAAGTAAGATTTTAGTAATAGGTACAGTAATGGGAATACAAGGAGGTACTAGCAGTAGTAACACTAGATGGAATTGTAAAATGTATAGAGATTCGAACTTAATTCATTATTCTCAAGCTAACAGGTGGGATTTTACAACTGAGTATGAAAGAGACGGAGGATTTTCAATACAATGGCTTGAATCCCCCAGTTCAACAAGTGCATTAAATTATAGATTAACATCTAATTGGTCTGATACCGGAGGGGGCACATGCTATGTAAATAAAGACGGAAACTCCGGATATTCAACAATAACACTTATGGAGATTTTAGCATAATGGGCTACTTAGGAAATCCAATTGTACAGGGCAACTTTTCATTAATCGATGATATTAGTAGCGGCTTTGATGGTTCTGAAACACAGTTTACGATAGCTGTTGGTGGAACAACACAAATAATTGGTAGTTTAGCTCAGTTACTGATACACATCAATGGTGTGTATCAGGTTCCGGGCACAGCGTTTACTGCAGGATCATCTAGTGGTACGATAGCGTTCACAGGTGCACCTGCCAGTAGTGCGACCTTCTCAGGTGTTATATTTGGTGATACGTTTGATGTGGGTGCACCAACAGATGCTACAGTGACAGCAGCTAAATTAACAAGTATTAATGGTGCGTACAGAAATGTACAAACATTAACAGGGGGACTTTCTATTGCAGCAAGTGAAAATGCAAGTATAGTGGGTCCTGTAACAGTGTCCTCAGGACAGACAATAAACGTAGCTAGTGGTGGAACACTGGTGATATTATAGGAGTAAACAATGGCAGATTGTGCACAAGCAATACAGTCAATCGGCACTTACGAATTTGTTATTCGTGGTAAAGTGACTACTGAAGCTGAGTTCAACTCACAAGTTGAATGGGTTGTAGGTAAAGACTCCAATGACACAGCTATTATGGGTGCAAAGCCAGATGCTGTTACTTGGGCCAAAGTCAAAGCCGACATGGACAAACAAGATGCATTTGCATCACAAAAGAAGATAAATGAAGAAGCAAGAGCTTATCTTGCATCGACTGACTGGATGTCGGTCAGAGAAGCTGAGGGCGGAACTGCTATGCCTTCTGATGTAAAAACAAAAAGAGCAGCAGAACGTGCTAAGGTTGTGGATTACGCAGACTTTAGCGGATAGGAGTAAACAATGGCATCATTAGCAACAAAGGTAAAACTTTACTGCGAGGCAAACTCAAAGACTGTAGATTTTACAACTGACGTTTTACTTCAGGATGATTCTGACGGCAAGGGTCCTTACATAAGAGAATGGAATATTTCTGGTTTGGACAAACCAACGGATGAACAACTTGCTACATATGAAACAGCAGGTAATACTGAGGAGACAAACAACACAGTAAGAGCTACACGTAGAGCGGCCTATGGGGATATCGGCGATCAGCTCGATGAGATGTATAAATCATTTGATGATTGGAAGGCTAGAATTAAATCTGTCAAAGACGCAAACCCTAAGTCATAAGGAGTAAGTAGTGGTATCGCAGTTAAAGGTAAATGAGATTATAAAGCAGTCAGGCTCTTCAATTACGATTGGTGAGGCAGGAGATACTGTATCTGGACCTTTTACTAATACCCCAGCATTCTTTGTAAAGTTATCAAGTAATCAAAGCATACCCAACAACACAAACACTAAAGTTACTTTTGACTCAGAAGTTTTTGACTCAGATAGTGCATTTGCTTCAAATAAATTTACCGTTCCCTCAGGTAAAGCTGGTAAATACTTTTTTAGTTTTGGATTACTTTGTAATGGATTAGATGATGCAGATTCAATTCAAGTAGCTTTATTCAAAAATGGTTCTAATGCTAACTTTGGTTTTTTTGGTATGTTTGCTGGAACAGGAAATAGTGAACAAAAATTTACATCTTCTACTGTTTTAGATTTATCAGCATCAGATTATATTGAATTATATGTTCAACACTTTGAAGGAAGTGCTATGGATATAAACGCAAATAACACTTTTTTAGCAGGGTATAGGATTATAGGGGCATAGATGACCAGTAAGCTTAAAGTAAATTTAATCAATGACAGTGGTGATAATAATATTATCACGTCTGATGGTTCGGGTGTCATTACTTCTTCGAGGTTTAAAATTGGTCAAGTATTACATACAGAAACGAATACTCAGACATCAACTACAAGTTCTTCTTTTACTCAATATACACAACTTAACAGAACAATTACACCTACTTCCACAAGTTCAAAAGTATTAGTTCAAGTTTCATTATCATTTTTTCTATTAGGTTCTAATTATAATGATGCTGGTTTTCAAATAACACAAGGTGGAACATCAATAGCTAATTACGGATTTGCAGGATATAAGCCAGATTCAACTTCTGCTTTAGCTTTTTCACCAGTATTTTTACAAACCCTACACTCACCATCATCAACATCAGAATTAACTTATGGTGTTAAATTTAATCAACCACAAGGTACTGAAACTTTAATTTTAACATATCAAGGTAGTTCAACTGGTGAACAACAAAGAAGTTCTATAACTGTAATGGAGGTACTACCCTAATGGCACTTAATACATTACCCGCAGGAGCTTTTGCAGATAGTGCAATAACATCATCAAAAATTAATTTAGCAAATAATTTTGCTTTTACCGGCACAGTTACTGGTGCAGCTAAAATTGGTCAAATAGTATATCAAAATTTTACAACAGCTTTTTCAACAACTTCAGCCACTTATGCTGATACAGGATTAACACTTGCAATTACACCCACAGCTTCAGATAGCACACTTTATATTATGGCTAACATGAATCAAATTGTTCATAATGGTATTAGTAATGCTAGTTTTAAATTATTTGAGGATAGCACAGAATTAGAAGAATGGTATAAAGCCAGTGGTTATGTTGATAATGCTGCTAATAGCATGACTTTTTGCATTCAAAGGTCAGCATCTTCTACTTCTGCAAGAACTTATAAAGTACAAATGGCTAATAAACCGAATACCAATGGAACACTAAGACTGAATAATTCACAAGCAGATGGATTTTCAGCTCAATCAAATATGATGATTATAGAGGTACTAGCGTAATGGTCTATTGTATGCCTCACAAAACCGTGATAATTTAAGTTATGCCATCAACATTTTCAGATAGATTAAAATTAGAATTACAAGCATCAGGAGAAAACGCTGGTTCTTGGGGTGATAAAACAAATAACAACTTAAGTGTTTTAGATGCTTTTGCTGGTGGGTATTTATCCAAAAGCGTTGCAGGGTCCTCTGACGTAACATTGACCACGGCCAACGCATCACCGACTGCCGAATCATCTAACAAAGTTATTGAATTAACAGGTGCTCTATCTGGTAATATTACAGTTTTTATACCAGCTAAAGAAAACAATTATGTGTTTTTTAACAATACATCAGGTTCTCATACATTAACAATTGCCGCTACAGGGCACACTGCAAACGGTGTAGCCATTACACAAGGTGGTCATGCACATATTTATTGTGATGGGTCATCTGATTTTAACGTAACAAATGTGTTTGGTTCAATGGGCACTGTATCTGCAAAGCTTTTAAACATGACTGGCAACGTATCAATAACTGACAGTAATTTTATTAATGTTGGCACAGGGACAGACTTACAAATTTATCACAATGGCACAGATAGTTTTATAGAAAACAACAATGGTGAATTAAACATACAAGGAGATAATATTACTATTAGATCTGATGCTGCTACTGAAACATTCTTAACTATGGATGTAAATAACGGTGTGGATATTTTTCACGACAATGTAAAAAAGTTTGAAACAACATCAGCAGGTGCAACGGTAACAGGTGCGTTATCCGTCACCAGCACTATCACTGCAACAAGCACAGTAGCGGGATCAAACATTGGAAATATTACAGCTAGAAATCTTATCACTACAACTAGCACATCAGCACCTAGTAGTGGCACTGGAGCCGATGGAGATTTCTATCTAATCCATGATGCATAATGGCTAGTCAATGGTTCATTAAAGTAAGCGGTGCTTTTAAAGAAGTTAATGAAGCTTTTGTAAAAGTATCAGGTAATTGGAAAGAAATACAAGAAGGCTATATTAAAGTAAGTGGTGCTTGGAAAAAATTTTATCAAGCATTTGTTGCCACTGCATTTACAACTCAGACATCTACAACGACAGTCACAGTGCCATCTGGTGCTAACGCTATTCACGTCCGACAAGCAGTCGGAGGTGGAGCGGCAGGTGTAAGCGGTGCAGAATATGATAAGTCTGGTGGTGAGTCAGGGGGCACAGGCGGTGGATCAGGTGCTTACGTGGCAAATCAAGTTTTTACTGTAGCTGAAGGTGAGACTTTAACTTTAACTATTGGCACTCCAGGCACTAATAGCACACAAGGTTCCTATCCAAACTATAGTGCTGAGGGCGGTAACAATACACAATTATCAGGATCATCCACGGGGACACTATTTACTCTCGGTGGTGGAGGAGGTGGTGGTTCATCTGGTGGCTCATCACCTAACGGAAGCACTAGAACAAACTCTGCTTCATCAGGTGGTTCAGTTTCTAATTTAGGAACCGTATTGACATCAGGTACATTCAAAGAATCCGATGGATCTACTGTTTCAATACCATCTGCCACAAGTTTAGTGGGTGGTGTCATAACATCATACAATCAATCAGGATCAGGAGTTGCAGGCGTGACAGGTCAAAACTGTGGAACTGATAATTGTAATCAGGCAGGTGGCAATGGTGGTGCATCCTATAATGGAGCAGTATCAGGAGGCACCGGTAGATTTGGTAGCGCAGGAGACGCTGGCTCACAGGGTTCTGGCGGCGGTGGGGGTGGTGCACAACCACAAACTGCTGGTGGTGCTGGTGGCACAGGAGAAATTGTTTACAGGTTTTTACGTGTAACCTAATTTATGTTTCTAGACAATTATTATTACTATTTTCAAAAAGCTTTAACATCAGAGTTTTGTGATAAAATCATTGAAACAGGTAAATCAAAAATAATAGAAAAAGCAAAAATACATGATGAGAGTTTAAAGGCTAGAGATTCTTCGATAGCCTGGATGGAAGAAGAGTGGTTATACAAAAATATAGAACCTTTTATACAAGAAGCAAACAAACGTGCGGGTTGGAACTTTGACTGGGTGGGTTCTGAAAAGTGTCAGTTTACAATTTATAAAGAAAACCAATATTACGACTGGCATCAAGACTCACATAATAAAATGATTGATGGCAACATTAGAAAGCTTTCTGTAACTGTATCATTAGAAGACGGTGATGCATATGAGGGAGGTAATTTAGAATTCGACCTACGTAATAGAGAGGATAGTAAATCTGTAATTTTATCAGCCAAAGAAGCAAGAGATAAGGGATCTATCATAGTATTTCCATCTTTTGTTTGGCATAGGGTAACACCGATAACAAAAGGGACTAGGTACTCACTAGTAATATGGAGTGTAGGACCACCGTTTAAATAGAAAGGAATAAAATGTTAGAAGGCGATTTAAAAGATCATGAAATAAATTTGTATTTAGGAATGCCTATGTATGGTGGAATGCTTTGTGAAAATACTATGCACGGCACTTTAGCTTTACAACAATGGACCTCGGAACAAGGGGTTGGAATGAAGGTGCAAACAATCGGTAACGAGTCTTTAATTACAAGGGCTCGAAACACGATAGTTTCCATGTTTTTAGATGATAAAGATTATATTGGAACACATTTGTTATTTATTGATGCTGATGTTGGATTTGGACCTTCTAATATAGATAGACTCATAAGAGCAGACAAAGACATAGTTTGTGGCATTTATCCACGAAAATGCATACATTGGAATCAAGTCATAAAAGCAGTAAAAGAAAACCCTAATATTACAGAGGAGCAGGTCTCTTATAAAGCCTTGGGTTATAATTTAAACTTTGAAGACATATCAAACATTAAATTACAAGGTGGTTATACAGAGGTCATGGAAGCAGCTACGGGTATGATGTTAATAAAAAGGGATGTTTTTACAAAATTGAAAGAAGCTTATCCAGAGAGAAAATATAAATCTGATCAAATAGTAAACGGAAATCAATGGAAGTCAGATAATTGTTATGATTTTTTTGGTGTGGGAAAATTACCTTGGGACAAAGAAGAACGATATCTAAGTGAGGACTATTATTTTAGTAGATTATGGTCTAATATACAGGGTAAAATATGGGCAGATGTGGCCTCGCCCTTAGTGCATCATGGTAATATGCATTTTAAAGGTCACGTGGGAACAATATTTAGTATAGCTGATGACACTAACAAAAATAAAACTTCAACCAGGGATAAACAAACAAACAAGTGATCTCGGAGCATCTGGCACCTTTACTGATTGTGACAATATTAGATTTAGATATGGGTTACCTGAAAAAATAGGTGGCTGGGATAAAACAACCACTAATACATTAATTGGTGTTGTTAGAGACGCTCATCATTGGGTAGCTCTAGACGGCACAAGATTGGCTGCTTTAGGAACAGATAAGAAGCTCTATATTTATGCTGACGATATTCTGTATGATATTACTCCTACAAGACAAGCCAATACTTCTGTCAGTAATATATTTACCACGGTCAACGGCACACCAAATGTAACAGTCAATGTAAATGGTCATGGTGCTAACGAAGGAGACATTGTCACTTTTTCTGGAACAACTGGATTATCAGGCACAAGTTTTACAGCTGAAAATTTTGATCGAAGTTTTGAAATACAATCAGTCACTGGTACAAATGCTTTTGTAATACAACAAGATGCTAATGAAGGAACAGGATCTGTCACAACAGGCACAGCTACTGCCACTTTTGACATAAACTCTGCACCCGCCTTTTCTACTTTTGGTTATGGATGGGGTACGTCTACTTGGAACACAGAGACATGGAATACACCTAGATCGTCTTCTTCTGTAACATTAAATGGTCGTGATTGGTCTATTGATAATTTCGGTGAATTAATGATAGCTACAGCTTTAGATGGCTCAACGTTTCAATGGTCACCGACCACGGACACCGTGTCAGGTAAAGCAAGCGCTGTAACAGGCGCTCCTACAACAAGTAAGTTCTCTCTGGTTTCTACACCAGATAGACATTTAATATTATTTGGGACAGAAAAAACTATCGGCACCGGGGGTTCTCAAGATCCATTGTTGTTAAGATTTTCCTCACAAGAAGATATTAATACTTATGAACCGAGAGCAACAAATACAGCAGGGTCACTTAGAATACAAGATGGATCTACTATTGTCGGAGCAGATAAAGCTCGTGGTCAAATATTAGTTTGGACGGATACGTCGTTGCATGGATTACAATTTATAGGACCACCATTTACTTTTGGTTTAAACCAGTTAGGTAAAAACTGTGGATTACTTGGACAACATGCTGCTGTAGTAGTTAGAGATGTATCTTATTGGATGGGTCAAAATGCGTTTTTTGTATTTGATGGTACTGTAAAAAAACTACCATGCACAGTTGATGACTTTGTTTTTGAAAACATAGATTTAACACAAACTGATCAAATTTTTGCAGGTGTTAATACAGAGTTTGCTGAAATAATTTGGTTTTATGTAACAAATCCTGACAATGTAACTGACCCACAAATAAATAAATGTGTTGTTTACAATTACTTAGAACAATCCTGGGCAGTGGGTACACTAAACAGAACTTCATGGGTAGACAGAGGAGTATTTCAAAACCCTCTTGCAACTGAGTATTTAAAAGATTCTGTTGCTAATGCAACTCCTACAGTCATAGGATTGTCAAACGGAGTTTCTAAATATTATCGCCATGAGTTTGGCACGGATGATGATGGAACAGCTATGAATGCATTTATACAAACAGGTGATTTTAATATTGATGAAGGTGGAGAGCAACTTATGCGAATATCAAGATTTATACCAGATTTTAGAGATCAAACAGGTAATGTTAGTGTAACTTTTAGTTTCAAAAATTATCCTTACGGTAATGTTGTTAGTCAAACAGCATCAACTGTGCAGACCACAGACACTAAAAAAGATTTTAGAGGTAGAGGCAGACAGGCAAATTTTAAAATAGAAAGTAACGTAGTTGGTGGTAACTTTAAAATGGGCACGTTTACCATTGATGCGTTCCCAGATGGAGAAAGGTAATGGCAAAAATAGCACAAACTAGATTTCCTGATCCGCCTGATCAATATGACCCTCGACCTTTTGCTGAATTAACAAGACAATTAGAGCAATTAGTATTACAGCTTAATTCCTCTTACCAGGAAGATAATAAAAATGAAATTCTTAGAAGAACAAGTTTTTTGCAAGGTGATGGTGGTGGACAGGGTGGAGTTGATCTATCTGATTTATCTGTAAGCACAGGTTCAGCAAGTGGTGGTGGCACGCTCGCTTATAATAATACTACCGGAGTTTTTACTTTTTCTCCTGCGGTCACTGCTAATAGATTAAACCAAGTAATTCATGCATCAACGGTCACACAAGTTACAAGCACAACAGGCTCACAAGTTGATACTGGATTAACTGCTGATATAACACCGACAGCGACCTCAAGTAAAATCATAATAACATTAGCACAGATATTTGGTAAGAATGCAAATAACACACAAATAGATGCTTATCTGTATCGTGACAGCACTACAATAGTAAGTGAGTGGTTAAATGATGATATAAGAACTGGAGATGGTACCACGTTGTTTCCAGGTCATAGCGGGTTTGTATGGTATGATAACCCTAATACTACTAGCGCTGTAACTTATAAAACAACATTTAGAAATGCCGCTGCAACGGGTTCCGTTTTTGCACAAGGTAATAATGCAAGATCGAGTATTTTACTAATGGAGGTATTGCAGTAATGGCTGACGTATTTAAAAGATTCATAGCTAATTTAACAACAACCAACGCAACCACAGTATTTACTGTGCCACAGGCAGATGTATCAGCTTCTCCTCCCGTGCCTGTATCAACATTTGTTGTAAAAAGTTTATCAGTTCATAATTATCATGCCTCTGACACTATAACCGTGACCATTGCTCACAACAATGGTTCAGCAGATTTTGAGGTAGATGAGGTAGATGTTAGTGCTACGGACACAACAACAAGACAAGATGTAAAGGTTTTTGAGGCAGGAGATGCATTAAAAGTGACAGCTAATGCAGCAAACAAGGCTATGGTCACAGTATCACTGCTTGAAATTAAACAACAACAATAGTACAAATAGAGGTTAATATGAGTAAAATTATAGAGGAGCCAAAGATCATAGGATACAAAGACATCAATGGCCAACAGGTTCCCATATACAGTTGCAAAACTGAAACAGTTATTACTCATAAGAAAACCGGAGTTAATTATGAGTCAGAGGATGCTGTTTCAGCGGATATCTCTGATCCTAATACAGACACCAAAGAAGAAGATATTCAAAGAGACGTAACAATTTTTGCACCTAGGTTGGGCATGGGTGCAACAAATAAAGAGGAATGATCTTAAATGTTAAAAAAGTTTATAGAGGGTGTTAAAGACGTTTTACCAGCGATTGGTGGTACTATTGGATATGCTGTTGCAGGTCCTGCAGGAGCTGCTGTTGGTTCTGGAATAGGTTCTTTAGTTAGAGGTGACGAGGGTGAAGAAGCTTTAAAAAATGCAGCGATTGCTGGAGCTTTAGGTTACGGTGGTCAAAGATTTTTGTCTGGCGGGTCAGGACCCATCGGACAGTTTTTCAGTCAGGGTACAATACCTGGTGTTGTCGGTGGTGACGCAGGAATATTAAGATCATTTAGTCAACGTAGTTTTTCTCCAGGTATGACAAATTTAGGGTTTGGTGGTAAGTATTTACCGAATCAAGCTACAGGGGCTTCAAAAATAATTGGCGGCACTCCTGTTTATGATACAGCAGGCGCAGGTGGTAAAGGTCAGATGGTTATGTCAGGTGGTCAAACAATTAGTGGAGATACACTAACAGAATTTGATAGATTAAAAAACTTAGGCACTGGTCAGAGCGACGTTAAACTATTAGATATGGCAAGAGAAAATGTTTTAAGTGGTAAAGCAGGTGGTGATGGTGGCACTTTAAGTAAATTTTTACAATTTGCAAAAGTCAACCCAGAGTTAGTAATAGGAGGAGGTATATTGCTGGATCAAACGGGCTTCTTTGATGAGGGTGATAAAGATGAATTACCTAAGTCACCAGAAATGGGCTCTCAAGGTTCACTGCCTGGAGGCATAGCTAGATTAGTAAATCCTGTTTTAACTGCAGGTGGTCAATTCTCATATGATATGAGTGCAAACGGCGGTATCATGAGAGCAAAAGAAGGCATGATGATGGAACAAAGATTCAACCCTGAAGGCGGTTTTCAAGAAATGAAAGAAGGTAACATAGCAAATTTTGAAGAAAACAGTCCAAGAAGAGATTTATTTTTAGAAAGAGACGGTCCAATATCCGATGACCGTGGATCACCGGACAAGGACACTGTATTTGCAAAATTAGCTGACGGAGAGTTTGTAGTTAATGCTGACACGGTCGCTGATATAGGTTATGGTATGGGTGCAAAAAGTTTAGATCAGGCAAAAGAAATGGGTGGGTCTTTCTTTTACGGATTACAAGATGCTCAAAAGAGGGGTATATTAAGTAACATGGTAGGTATGGCATAATGGCAGTTCAAGAACAAATTATTAGACAAGCACCTTTTATAGAAAACAGAACAGAGCAGCTTTTACAGTCTGTGTTTGGTCCCACTGGAGTTGCTAATGTAGCTCAATCAATTCCTGCTGCTAGTGTTGCAACATTTCAACCTTTACAAAACACTGCTTTTACAGCAGCTCAAACAGCTGCGAACGCAGGAGTAACATCTGGTATAGGGGCTTTTCAACCTTTTTTAGGCACAGCTACATCTCAGTTGGGTGCTGCAGGAAGCACTATGGGTGCAGGTATTGGAACAATAGGACAGGGTGTAGGATTTACAGGACCATCAAATGTGCAACAGTTCATGGATCCTTATCAACAACAAGTTACTCAACAAGCTTTAGCTGAAATTGACAGACAAGCTCAAATAGCACAGAACACTGCTGCTGCTCAGGCAGTTGGAGCGGGTGCCTTTGGTGGTGGTCGTGAGGGTGTGCAGAGAGCTGAGTTGGCTAGAAACTTACAAGACATTAAGTCAAGACGAATAGCTGAAGACTTGCAAAGAAACTTTTTGCAGGCTCAACAACAACAACTTAGAACGGCTGCTACTTTAGGTCAATTAGGTCAACAAACATTGGCCGGTGGTATCGCACAATCAGGATTAGGAGAGCAACTTGGTGCTTTAGGCAGTAGAGCTCAGCAAGCAGGTTTTGCAGACACGCAACAATTATTAGGACTTGGTGCATTACAACAACAACAAGAACAAATGCAACGTGATGTGGCTCGTCAAAATGTTTTAGAGGCACAAAGAGAACCGTTTGGTAGAATACAGTTCGCTTCAGATATTTTAAGAGGGGTGCCTTCATCTCAACAAACTTTTGTAACGCAACCTTCTCCTTCACCATTTAGTCAATTACTTGGTGCCGGTGTTGGTTTAGCGGGGATTAGCTCTTTACTAAACCAAGGCGGATTTAATATCTAATGAATGATATATACAATAGAAAAATGTTTGTTCAGGGCTTCAATCGAGGCAAGAGAGTTTCTCGATATGGTTTGCCTGCCGGAGCTGGTCAAGATAGTTTAGGTGGTGCATTATTAGGTTTTGATGTTTTTGGTGGTTTTAATAAGGCTAAGGACTTAAGAACTCAAGGTATACAAGACCCTGAGGGATCATACCCTTACGCTAAAGAGGGTTTAAGACAATTATTTAGCACTCTTCCTGAATATTATTCACAAGGGTATAATCAATTATTAGCTCCTTTTTTAGATGTTACAAAACAAGGTATTGGTGAAGTTGCAGTCGGTTTTGGTGCTTCAAGGGGAACTGTCTCTAGATCAGGTTTATTAGATCCTGCTGGTAGAATTGAAACAGAAACTAACCCATACGGTCTTCCAGTAAAGACAGGCTTGTTTGGTAACCCACGGGAGAACATGATTATTGCCTTTGATCAGGAATACCCAAGAGGCAGTGAGAAAAGAAAAGCTTTTATAGTTGAAAAGGCACAAGAGCCTGGTTTTAGCTCTAAACTAGCCATGTACGGTGTATCTCAAACAGAAATCTCTGCTTTAAATGATAGAATCATAGAAGCAGTTGGACCTACAGATCCTAAGTTTCTTAAAAAAACACCAACCCCTGATACGAAATTTGCCACAACAGATGATGCCGCTGGCATGGAAGAAGGCACAAAAAGATTAGTTGAATTACTCAGACCTCCAGAACCTTTTAAAGAAACAAGTCCTGGTGATCTTAACGTCATGCAAGAGATACTTGACGCAAGAAAACAGTCAGCACAAGGCGACGACCTAAGTGAGCAAGAAAAAACTAATTTAGAGGGAGGTTCAACCGGCACTGAACCAGGTAGTGATGAAAATATAAGTGAGTATGAAAAAGAGTTAATGGGTGAATTGCAAAGTGCTGAAGATCAAAAAGAGGCTTTTAACTTTGAAGATGAAGTAGATAAATTAAAAAAGATTTTATCAGAGCAAACTGATGTCGATGATCCTACAACACCTGCTTTACTTCTCTTACAGTTAGCCTCAAATTTAATATCTGGTAAAACAAGTGAAAGAGGATTTGCTGGTTTTTTAGATGTGTTAGGTCAAGCTAGTCAACCTGTGTTAGACAGTGCTATAAAATTATCTGCTGCAGAAAGAGCTCGAAAACAAGAGATAGGTGCGTCTGCAGTCGCTCTAGCATTAGAGAAAGAAAAAGATTTGATAGAATTAGCACAAGCTCAGGCAGATAAAGTTCTTGATTTAAACACAATGTTTGATGAAACTAGATTTGTTCATAAATTAATTGTTGGGCCTAATGGAGAAAAACTTGGTTATGATACATCAGTGCCTCCCATTCCAGTTCAAAATATGGCACAAGCAATGCCATATTTAGAAACGCAACCTTTTTATGTTCCAACAGAAGATGGAGGGACTAGAACTGTTATGCTCAATGGTTTTGAAATGTTAAAAACAGACTCACCTGGTGAGTATTTACCTGGTCTTAGAGACCCTGACGGCTATTATAAAAGTGGCGGTCCTCATGATTTGTTAACAGAAATTTTAAAAAATATGACTGTGGCAGATGCTTTTGTTTACAACATATTGAATGATACTGAGTCTAGCTTTTCTCTTGTGGGTGCTCCTTACTTGATACAAAATTTTGCATTTAAAGGTGCTGATATAATTAGTGCTTTTAAAAACGATAAAGACCTTCAAGCTAAGTATGGTGATAATTTTTCAGATGTAGGGGTAGAAAGATTACAAGGAGAGATACAAAAAATAGAGGCGAACGATAGTCTTGAACCTTATCAAAAAGAAAGATTAATAGAAAACGTATTACTTTCTGCAGCAGGTTATGATTACAGAAATGCCTTGGTAGTAAAAGCAGATGAATTAATTAATGATGAAATAGACATTGGTGGCACTAAGTATACTCTTAGAGAATTGGCTTTATTACCAGAGGGTTCTCTAAATGGGCAATCAGTTACAATGAAAGGAAGAACCACTGATTTAATGTTGCCATCTGGTGAAATCATGGACGTAGCAGGAGATGAGATAATACAATTAGCACAAGAGAGAATACAAACAATTAAACAGGCATTAGAAAAAAGTCAGATAGGCTATAACATAGAAGATGGTAATTATAATATAAGAAAAATAGAAGACTTTGATGAAGATGCTATAAGCGTTAACATATTTGGTAAAACTTTAAAAGTTTCCGATAAAATTTCACAAGTGCAAACTTACTCAACCTTATTAGGTTTTGGTTTTGCACAAACAATTCAACCCGATCAGAGACTGTTAAAGGACACCATTGAAAAATCGTTGGCTAACTTTTCAATTACAGACCTAACGTCTGGTCCTAAACAGGTTAGGGGTAGGGTTGAGAAGTATCAGGAATTACTTGAAGACTCATATAACACTATTATTAATAATACGTTCACTGATGATATGGCCCCAAGATATCAATATTTTGATGGTAGAAAATCTATCACTCAGTTTAATGGTAACTTAGCTGTTGAAAAGGCTGGTAATAATCAAAATAATTTAAATGTAAACTTTAATGCTAAGAGTACAGGCGCAAATCAATCTATAAATACGGGTCAGAATAATGCAGCAAAAGATGATTATTATGAACTAACGGAGTTTATCGATGAGATAAATAAGATTGCGGTGGCAGGGATACCAGAAATAGCACAATGAAAACTTATTTAACACTAGCTGATGTTTTGGAGGCCGTAATGAAAGGTCAACAAAAAACAAACATGCCTGAGATAAGTCCTGGCATACCTTTGGCAGACGTTCGTGCCATGGCAGAAGGTGACTTAGTTGAAGCTAGCACAGAACCTAATTTAGCTAAAGATGCAAAATTACCAAAAGTTAGCATACTTGGTATGGAGTTCACTCAAGCTGCAGAAAAATATGCAAAAGACGCTGGTCGATTTGAAACTGCTAAAATACCTCTTGGTAAAATGAAAGAAATAATTAATCAGGTAGCAACTGTGGGCATGGAAAAGGGTGTGCCTGAAGATTTAATCATGCAAGACATACAGTCCTACATGAATCGTTTTGGTTACACTGAAGATATGTTACATCCCGAATCTGCAAGAGTAAAAGATATAGATGACACGTATAAATATTTTACAAACAGACCTAATCCGTTGCCTGCTTTTAAACTTTCAAGTGACATAGCTGCTAGCATAGGTGGTGCTCTTGCAGGAGCAAGAGTTGGAGCAAAGTTTGGTAGATTTTTTGGTTTACCTGGTGCAGCTATCGGTAGTATTTTTGGAGGCACCGCGGGTTTAATATCTAGTTTAGTAAACTATGAAAACTTAGTTACGGACCTTAATAAAAAAGGTGTTTTATATAGCCCTACTTTTGATGAGTTTGGTGACATGATAGGTTTTGAGCAAGGCATTAATCGACCGACTCAAGATGAATTAAAAGAATATCTAAAAAAAGAAGCTCAGTTTGACTTAGCTTTTGGTGGTGCCATCGTGGCTGCCAGACCTGTTCTTGGTTTATTTAAAGCAGGTTTTAATAAATTAGTTGGTGTAGATCCTAAAGTGTATCAGAGATTAAAAGACATAGGGGTGGATCCAGGTAGAGCTGAGGTATCAAGCATTCCCATTATTAACTCTTTTCCTAACACTTTTGGTAGAATACCTTTCTTTGGTCCTGCCTTTCAAAAAGCCTATAAGAAAAATGCAGAAAAATTTGCAAAAGAGGGTGAAAGACTAATACCTGGGTTTAAGGATTTAACCATTGCAGCTCAAGGTGGACCAGCCACGATCTTGGCTGAGATGGGTGTCAATGTCAGAAAAGCTTTTTTAGATGCTAATGACGTAGCAATAAAAGAAGTGGTTAGACAATATAATCAAGTCGCAGACATAGGTCAGCAAATGGGTAAAGCTTTTGATATTCGTGAATTAATAAATGTTGCTAGACCTCTTCTTAAAAAGGTTCAAGCGTATGAAGATCTCGCACCTGATAAATCAAGTGCGCAAGCTTTTAGGATTTTAAATGAAATACTTGATCCCAAAAATCCAGCTAACGTTCCTGCAAACGGATTTGTAGATTATAACAGATTTAAGGCCCTGCGATCATCAATAGCTGGTGCTATAGGTAACATGACTGAGGCAGGCACTAAGAGAACATACAAAGAAGGTGTTGATGATTTTTTAGCCTTAAGTAGGGTATTAGACACAGCAGGAGGTAAACCAATCATGCCTGCTGGTATGAACCCCACAGAGTTTAATAATCTCAGAGATGCTTTTATGAAAACATTAAGAGAAGCTGATACTAATTATGCTCAAACGGTTACATTGTTCGGCGGCACAATAAATCGTAATTTTAAAGGTGTGGGAGATTTTTACATTGAAGATCAAATAAGGTTAGGTGGTGATTTCACTAATGATATTTTTGAAAAAGCTTTTAAGTTTAACTCAGTTGAAGGTGTAGAAACAATAAGAAAGATATTTAGTAAAGTAGACGGCGGCGATCAATTATTTAAAGATGCTGTTGCATTTAAAGTAGGTAAGTCTTTTAGAGATGCATTTGTGTCCGAAGGGGCGGAAAGATTTGGACCAAGAGCTGCTTTGGAGGATATGGGCACACTTCGTTTCAGCACAGAAATATTTAAAAAGAATTTAGGTTTAGATCAAGTATCTAGTCTAGACAACTCTACGTTACAAGGACTTAATCATGCTTTAAAGAAAGCAAACTTAGTAGGTGACGGTGGTAAAGCTTTAGACGTAGATACTCTAAGAGATTTTTCAAATGCCACTGCTTTATTTTTTAATAATAAAAATTTTAACATGTCTACCTTCTTAGCTAGAAGAGCTCAGATTGGTGGTACAAAATCTATTTTAAGATCCATAACAGGTGGTGGTTTAGTTGCAACAGGTGGTGCTGTAACTGCTGGTGTGGTGCCAACATTAATAGGTTTGTTAGCTGCTCGATATTCATCAAGATTGTTTGCTAATCCTTTCGTCATTAGACCATTCGCTGAAGCTTTAAAGGCTGCAGCAGATGGTAGATTTTTAAAAGACCCTAAGGCAGTTGAAAACGTAGCAAGACTACTTAAAAATTTATTTGATCAAGATAAAGAATTATTTACTGACATGGAAAATGATTTTAATCAAATACAGTCCAGAGCGGCTAATAATAGAATGTTTGATCTTGGATCAACGTTCTTTAATAATAAAGTTAACATGAACAATGCTAAGTTTGTAGGTGAAGTGGTTAATAAAACAAAAAACAAAATACCTGAGGTAGCTAATACTGTTGTTTCTGCAACATCACAAGAGGCTCAATCACCAGAAGTACAAGTTAAGGTTCCTGACCAAACTCAAGTGGCCAGACCAATAGTTCCGGATATTAATGAAATTATTGATAGACCTTTGTCAGCACAAAGAGCTGAGGTTTTATTCCCACAAGATGAGCTACTACAAGCATCATTAAAGAGGAGAGCATAGTGTCAAAGTCGTTTAAAGATTTACAAAGAAGTATGGTGGCCTTTAACAGGGGCTCAGGTCCGGCAGTTAGAGAAAATACAAGAGATGCTTTTTTTGGTGGTAGAGATGATGTGTCTGCTGATAGATTAGCTAAACGAGCTTTTCAAGAACAAAGATTAACTGATTTTAAAAATAAATTTACTAAGCCAGTCAATATTGTGGATTCAGAAGGCAACGTCACAGGAGTAGTAAAAGGTTTAACTCAAATGACTGACGATGCACCTCGAAGCTTAGTAGCGGAAACAGAAAGATTGGCTAACATGTATGGTCCGACTCTTAGTGAACTTGGTGGCGATTTTATGAGAGGATTAGGTAGTTTAACAAAAAACATCAGTCCAATTTCATTTATTCCAGGGGCAAATGCATTAATAGGTGGGGTAAATACAATTAAAGATATATTTTTCCCTGATCCACCTGTTGTAACCACAGGGGGCAGCGTTACAGGAAGTGTTACTGAAGAGCCTTTGAGCTCTGGAGTTATAGATGTTTTACCTAACAATTTTATTCCTGTTGTTAAAACTAAACCTGACTTACCAATGGGTGATAGACTTAGAACAATGGACATGATGTACGATTTTTATAACTTACCAATAGATCAACCTGAGCTTTATGGTTAAGATGTGGTTGAAATTAAAACAGTTATTTAGTAAAATACTGCCTCAGAAAGGAAAACCTGATGAACATCAAGAGCATTGGGGCATAGGATCATGATTAAAATTACAGACGAACTTCGAGCACGGGTACAGGACCATGAAGGCCTGCGCACACAAATGTACTTGGACAGTTTAGGAAAAGCCACGATCGGCATAGGCCACCTTATTCAGCCCCACGAACGAGAAAGATATGCAGAAGGCGTAGAGATCTCTATGGATGAAGTAAATGAATTATTTGATATTGATTTAAATAAAGCAGCTGCGGGGGCTGATCATCTTATAGACGAATGTATTGGACATGATTTGCCTCAACACATATCTGAGGTGATTCTTGAGATGGTGTTTCAGCTGGGGACAAATGGCGTTCGAAAATTTGCTAAGATGTGGAAAGCAATGAGAGTTAAAGATTGGAAAACAGCAGCGGAAGAAATGAAAGATTCTAGATGGCATTCACAGACTCCGAAGCGCTGTGAGCACTTGGCCGAAATTGTGGCTAACTCTGGGCCTAATTACTAATGCTATTTACTTTTATGAGATTCTAGGTGTTCTTCAATAGCATCCCATACCTCAACGTTTGACCAATGATGTAACACGGCCTTTGAAACATCCTCGTGTAAAACTTTTAAAGTTCTAATTCCTAAAGCAACAGGCTTTCCTTTGTTCTCATATATGTGGTCAACTTCATCTCTTGTAAGACTTAAAAAGACCTCACCATTTTGGTACATTATTCTCATACTCCACACATCCCTTCACAATCGTTAATGGCAACGCCACCGAGTTCATCAAACATATTAATCTGTTTGTCTTCTGCTTTTTTATCTATATCTATTTCACTCAAGGGCTTACCCTCTTTGGTAACAAATACAGTGTAACCTTCACGCATACCTTTAAACCCACCATTAATTTTTTTTTCAAATTCAATGACGTGTTGAAACTCTTCAGGTGAATTATCTTTTAAATACTTCCACTCTTTCCATGTTTTATAAGGACAAAAAGTACAAGCTGATCTTGGTGGTTTAGGCATAGCGTGATCATCAAACCATTTCTTACACATCGCTCTGGTTATGTTTCTATCCACTAAAGGATATACATTTCTAATCCAAGGCTTTCTAGCTTCTTTAACACGATACATTTCATCACGAGATATACCCATGATCATATCAACAACGGTGCCTTTTTTAACACGTTGTCCTTTCTGATACCCCATGTGTTCTCTAATAAACTTATGAATAGGTTCTATTTTATAATGACCTGTGCACTGCCTGGTAAGAATACCCATGTTATGTTTCTTTGGGTCTTTTGTAAAAAAAGGTGGGGTTCTTGAAGTATGTAAACCCTCTGCTGCCTCAATAGAATCTGTTTCAATGTTACCAGCGCTGATTACATGAATAGGGTAATTTTTTATTTTACTCTTCATCCAATCAAACCAGTCATAAACTTCTTTTGGTTCTGCCATAGTGTCTGCGAACACAGCAAAGTCAGGCATCGGTCCTACCTCACCATACTCATACATAAAAGCCAGCGTGCTTGATTGCACTCCCGCTCCTAAAGATAATACGCTTAAATCAGCCATTGCTTTAACTCCTCTCCCATGACTTGTGTCGCTATGTTAATCTTATTTCTTAAACTTTGTACAATCTTATCATCTACAGTGCCTTCAGTTACTAAGTCAACATAAGTGACTTTTGATGTTTGTCCTATGCGGTGCACTCTATCCTCCGATTGTAACCGGACTTCTAAGTCATAAGAGTTGCTGTAGTATATCACAGTGTGACTTCTGGTTAAAGTTAAACCATAGCCCCCTGTTTTTGGATTTGCTACGAAGTATCTTAACTCCTCCTCATTTTGAAACTCATCAATAATCTTTTGTCTTTCTTCATTAGACGTGTCACCATAAAAGGTAGCGACGGAACTCGGACCATGGATCTTAGCTATTTCTCTTGCAATACTTTCAATATCATGTCTATAGTTTGCCCAGATTAAAACCTTACCTGATGTCTCATTTAATATATTTAATAATTCTTTTATTCGGTTATTTTCTATTGGCTTTACTTCTCCGTTATCTAGCTTTACGTGCCCGCACACTATTTGATGTAGCCTTAATATTTGCGTTAATGCTGATAACGCTGTCAGCCTTTCTCCCTCTAGCGACGCTATGGCCATTCGTTTCATAGATACATACATATCCATTTGTTTAGGTGTCATAGATACATTACGTACCTGATATATTTTTTCTGGTAAGTCAAGGCACTCATCCTTAAGCACACGATAAGAAAAGTTTTCTATCTTCTCAGCGAGCTCATCTAGTCGTTGATATCTAACGACCATGTTAAAATTATGCGTAGGCATGTTTCTTCTAACCATAACACAATATCTGTTTTTAAAAGCCCAGAAAGAACTGAAGCCTAGTAAGTCCTCGTCAAGAAAAGCACATTGAGAATACAGGTCTATCGGAGACCTGGTGACGGGTGAACCTGTCATGATTCTTTTATATTTAATTAGAGGTGCAAGTTTTAAAATACTTTTTGTTCTGGCTGCTGTGGGATTTTTAATGGTGGTGCTCTCATCAATTGCAACCATTGATCTATGTGAAAGAAAAAATTTCTTTGCAAAGTCGACACCTTTCTTTGTGCTGAAAGCTTCAACATTCATTAAAAATATTTTAAAATTATCGTTTGGTAAAAATATTTTGTCTAGTTTTTTTCTTTCCTCTGCTTTGTTGTCAGATCCCCAGACAAATATGTCAGGTATTATGTGATCAGGTAAGTGATTCGTAAGTTCTCTAATCCAATTTTTGTAAACAGTTTTAGGCGCTATAACACATAGACTTTCTATGTGTCCATTGTCATATAAATAACTTGCATTATAAATAGCTACAAGTGTTTTACCTGTGCCCATCTCCATAAACCAAGCGAAATTATCTTTATCTAGAGCTGCACCTAATGCAGCTAACTGGTGAGCAAAGGGCTCGGTCTTGAACGGATAGTCCTGTATTTTATTCATTCTTTCTGAAAATAAATATAGTGCTTGAAATTAGGATTGCAACTACTATATAATACGCATCGAGAAAGAAGGAAATATGAGCATAGTATATATAGTACAAGAGATGCCTGGTCGGGACATCTTATCTGCTGATAGGTATGGTAAGTTAGTCCCAGTCATGCCCCCTGGTTTTCAGGTTGTTTTATCACCTGGACCTGCAGTTGCCAAAGTTAAGAAGGTAATCAAAGAGTATACTGACGATGATTACATTCTTTGTCTTGGTGATCCTTCACTCATAGGCATTGTTTGTGCTCATTGTTCAGAATTAAATAGGGGTAAATTTAATCTATTAAAGTGGGATAAACGACATCAGAAGTATTATCCAATTGAAGTAGATATGAATAGGAGAACTTAATGAACAACGCATCAGTGCTAAGTTCTTTAGAACAATCTTCTAAAGATCTTAGTAAGTTAGATGACGGATCTTTGTCCTCTTTAGGATCTAAGTGTCAAGAAATCGAATCAACTATGGCTGAGATTAGTAATATTGAGTTACATAAGAAAGACTTAAATACTAAGCTACAAAAGTTGTACGACGAGACCGCAGATCTTTTACGATCAAAGAATCTTACATCATTAACCCTTGCGAATGGGTCAAAAGTTACTGCATCTGAAAGAGTAGTAGCACATATTAAAAAGGATTTACAAGAAGATGCTTTTAAAGTGTTACGAAACAAAGGATTTGGTGACTTAATCAAACGTGAGGTAAAAGCAAGCTTTGCTAAAGGCGAAGACTCTAAAGCGCAAGAATTCATTCATGCGATCGAAGAGCAAGGATTACAGCCAGTGGACAATGCATCAATACATCCAAGCACTCTTAAAGCTTTTTTTAAAGAGCAGCTAGATAAGGGCAACCCAGCTGAAATACCTTTAGATCTTTTCGGGGTACATGTTTTGAACGAAATAAAGATAAGGAGATAATATGCGTAAGACTAGAAAAACTAAAAACAAGAAGAAAATGTCTACTGCTAAAGCAGTTGATAAAAAACAAAACACGGACGTAGCAGCGGTTACGCTGTCAAGTCTTGAAGCATTGTCAGGTAGAGGTTTACAAAATGTTTCTACTGACACAATGGCTACACCAAGGATAAAAATCTTGATGCAGCTATCACCTGAATTAGAAGAAATTGAGGGTGCAAAAGCAGGAATGATTTACAATACTGTGACTCAAGAACTGTTTAAGTCTGACGAAGGTATTAAAGTAATACCTTGTTACTTTCAATTACAGTATGTTGAATGGACTGATCGTGGACAAGGAAGCAGCGCACCTGTCAATGTATACGACGCTAGCTCTGATATACTTATGAAGACTAAAAGGGACGATCAGAACAAAGACAGACTTGATAGCGGTAACTATATTGACACTTGCCACAATCATTTTGTTTTAGTTATGGATAAGACTGGTGTGCCTTCACCTGCTGTAATTACTTATAAATCTACACAGCTTAAGCACAGCAAACGTTGGAATACCATGATGAAGAGACAGTTCTTAAAAAATGCTAATGGAACTCTGTTTGCCGCTCCTTCTTTTGCCCACGTTTATAAGTGGTCAACTATGAAAGAGTCTAACGACAAAGGAACTTGGTATGGTTGGAACGGTCCTACTAAAGAAGCAGTCATCACTGATTTAGATAACAGTGCTGAGATCTTACAAATGGCAAAAGACTTTGAAGAAAGTTGCCGTAAGGGTGAGAGAAATGTTTCTTACGAGGAGAGTGAAGCATCTTCAGATAAAACTAACGAAGACATACCATTCTAACTATTAGGGGGCTTCGGCCCCCTTTCTTATTCAGGAGATGTTTTGGACTATAAGAAATTTAGAGAGATATTCAGAGGTTTAGATAGAGCCTACGGTGTTTACTATAAAGGAGAAACTAAAGAAAATGGTAAACTGTCCGGCAAAGCTTTTATTAAAAAAGAACCTCTATTAGAAGAATACTATAAGAGCCACTTGGAAGGACAGGACCCGTCGCTGGGTGTTGTTCCTATTATGGATGATAGCAACTGTTTTTGGGGTTGCTGTGACATTGATAAATATCCTCTTGATTTTAAAGCTATAATAAAAAAACTTAAATTAAAAAAAATTCCTATGAGTGTGTGCCGTTCTAAGAGTGGCGGAGCACATCTGTTTTTATTTACCAAACAATCTGTCTCTGCAACAATAATGAGAAACAAGCTTTATGAGATTGCAGCTTACTTAGGTTATGCCGACTGTGAAATCTTTCCTAAACAAACAGAGATTAAAGCCGATAGGGGAGACACCGGTAACTTTTTAAATTTACCTTACCATGGTGGTGATGAGAGCATGAGATACGCTATGGACGATGAGGGTAAGTCCTTAGGTGTTGAAGAGTTTTACAAACATTATGATGACATAGTGTTGACACCAAAAGAATTAAAAGAGATTAGTGTAGCTGATGAGTCACGTGAATTAAAAGATGGACCACCGTGTCTTGAAACTTTAATGGCAGAGGGGTTTCCTGAAGGCACTAGAGACAATGCCCTGTATCAATACGCAGTGTATGCAAAGAAAGCTTTTCCTGATCATTGGCAAGATAAGATATCTGAGTTCAATCATAAGTACATGGACCCCTCTTTATCTATTGCTCAGGTAAACAAAACAATAAAACAACATGAGAAGAAAGAGTATGCATACAAGTGTAAAGATCAACCAATGTGTTCTCATTGTAATTCAAACTTGTGTAGACAGAGAATACATGGTGTAGGTCCTGACTACGAGCATAAGTTTGGTGACTTAACAAAGTATCAATCAGATGAGTCTGTATGGTTTTTGAATGTGGATGGACAAAGACTCGAGCTAACAACAGATCAATTGTTTGATCAGTCAAAGTTTAGAAAAGCATGCATGGATAATTTAAATGTTTTACCTAACCCTATGAATACAAGGGATTGGACTGCAAGAATACAACAGTTGTTACAAGGTGTAGAGATAATTGAGATGCCTAAAGAAGTTAGAAAAGAGGGTCGCTTTGAGCAACACCTTGATAATTTTATTAACGATCAAGGTAAAGCTATGAACATAGAAGAGATATTAATTGGTAAAGCCTGGGCAGAAGAGGGTAAGATATTTTTTAAAATGTCTTCTTTAGAAGAGTATTTACAAAAGAAAAGATTTACAGAGTTTACTACAACACAAATGGGAGCAAGAATAAAACAGATAGGCGGTGGAGACACACGTAAAAGAGTTAGGGGTAAAGTTGTTTACATGTGGTTTGTGCCAGATCAGAGCGTTGATGATGTCAACTTAGATCTACCTAGCATGAAAGAGGAGTTGCCGTTCTAATGGATAACACAACGATTATATTCGGACCACCAGGGACAGGTAAGACAACCAGGTTATTGCGTATTGTTGAAGAGGAGTTGGAGCGTGGAACACCACCCGACCGCATAGGATACTTTGCGTTTACTCGTAAGGCATCACAAGAGGCTGTCAACAGAGCCTGCTCTAAGTTTAGTGTAGATAGAAAAGAGTTTTCTAATTTTAGAACTTTACATAGCCTAGCATACCGTGCATTGAAACTTGATAAAACAAATGTGATGAAAGATGAACATTACAAAGATTTAGAAAATATACTACAGCTTAGGTTAACTAATCCTGACTCAACAATAAATACTTATGGTGCGTTTGTAGCTGATGATATTTATATGCAGTTAATAAATCTAGCTAAAGTCAAGAATGAGTCATTACAAAAAGTGTTTCATGAGTTTGGTCACGTGCCTGGCGGGTGGCTAAAGTTAGACTACGTTGATAGGGCTGTGAAAGCTTACAAGAAAGAAAGAAATTTATTTGATTATACTGACATGTTGATTGAATATAATAAACAAACACCTAATCCTAATTTAGATGTTTTGATTGTAGATGAAGCTCAAGACTTGTCTTACATACAGTGGGAAATGGTTAAACACATGCAGAGTGTGGTTGAAAGAGTCTACATCGCAGGTGATGATGATCAGGCAATATTTAAATGGTCAGGTGCACAACCTGAGTTTTTAATAGATTTGCCGGGTAAACGAGAGATATTAAATCAATCTTATCGTGTGCCTATTGCGGTGCATGGTGTAGCAAATAAATTAGTAAATAGAATAGAAAACAGAGTGCCAAAAGACTATAGGCCTAAAACTGCATCAGGTTTTCTTGAAAGACATATACATCGGTTTGATTCTGTGGACTTGAAACACGGGTCATGGCTCTTGTTAGGTAGGACTAATTATGTTGCTGAACAGTTGGTTGATGAGTTAAGAAGCATGGGTGTGTATTATGAAAAGTTTGACAATCCTTCTGTGTCAAAAAAATTAGTGGAGGCTATCAGGACCTGGGAGAGCTTACAAAGAGGAGAAAAAGTAAACTACAGTCAGGTTAAAAATTTGTATTCTTATTTTAAATTAGATAAAGATGTAGCTCGAGGCCATAAAGGCATGACTGGTGTAGATGAAAAGAAAATGTTTAACATCGCAACACTAGGCACGGAACATGGACTAAAGGTCGAGCAGCAGACTCCATGGCATTACGCATTGAGCCAAGTATCAGAGACTATGAAAGTTTATGTTTTGTCTTTACTTAGAAACGATGAAGAGATTGATTTAAAACCTAGAATAAAAGTATCGACAATACATGGTGCTAAAGGTGGTGAAGCAGATAATGTCATGTTGTTAACAGATCTTACAAAAAGAGTTGAGCAAGGTTATCTTACAAATCCTGATGATGAGAGAAGAGTATTTTACGTTGGAGCGACCAGAGCAAAACAGTCCTTGCATCTTATAGCTAGTCAAAGTAATTTAGAATTCTCAGAAATTTTTAGATGAAAGATCATAGTTGGATACTACCAGAATATAAAGAAGGGAAAATAGAAGCTTACATGAGTAATCAAATACCAATGTTTCAACCACCAAGTGAGTGGTTGCCACCAGAAAATATTCCTGATTTAGATGATGCTAAAGAAATAGCTATTGACCTGGAGACAATGGATCCTGACATAAAAACAAAAGGACCTGGGTGGGCTACAGGTAATGGTGCAATCATAGGTGTTGCAATCGCTGTTGAAGGTTGGAAAGGTTACTTTCCTTTACGACATCCTGGCGGTGGTAACTTTGATGAAAAAATATTTTTTAGAAAATTTAAAAAAATGATGGCGCTGCCAAACAGAAAGATTTTTCACAACGCCATGTATGATGTCGGTTGGCTTAAGCACCAGGACATACCGGTAAACGGAACTTTAATTGATACAATGATAGCTGCACAAATAATAGATGAGAACCGTATGGGTTATTCATTGAATGCTGTGGCTAAAGATTATCTAGGCGAAAAGAAGTCAGAGGCTTTATTATATGAGGCTGCAAAAGAGTGGGGTGTAGACCCTAAGGGTGAGATGTATAAACTCCCCGCTCAGTTCGTTGGTCCATACGCTGAACAAGATGCAGAGCTCACGCTTAAACTCTGGGGTCGCTTAGAATCAGAGATATATAAACAAGATTTAGTTTCCATATTCTCATTAGAGACGAACATACTTCCGGCTTTAATAGAGATGAAGTGGAGAGGTGTCCGTATAGACACCGATCGTGCTGCTCAGATAAAAGAGAAACTCCTTCAAGAAGAGAATATTCTTCTTTCCTCTATCCAAAACATCTCAGGGGTTTCTGTTGACCTGTGGGCAGCACGTTCAATTGCAAAAGCTTTTGACTCCATGGACATACCTTATGAGAAAACAGCAAAAGCAAAGGAGCCTAAATTTGATAAAAATTTTTTAGGTACACATCCTAGCGAGCTGGCCAAGTTGGTTGTTCAGGCCCGTGAGATAAACAAAGCCAGGACAACATTTATTGATACTATCATGAAGCATCAACACAAAGGTAGGATACACGCTGAGATACATCAGATGAGATCAGATCAAGGTGGCACTGTCACCGGTCGTTTTTCTATGTCTAATCCTAATCTACAGCAGATACCCGCCAGGCACGAAAAGATAGGACCAATGATTAGAAGTTTATTTATACCTGAAGAAGGAGCCACGTGGGGTTGTTTCGACTACAATCAGCAAGAACCACGGCTAGTCGCTCATTACGCCGCTATAACCAGGAATGGTTTGGATGGTGCTGATAAAGTCATTGACGGTTATAACAATGATTTGGACTTTCACGGGACAGTTGCAGAGATGGCTAACATTGATCGTAAGATAGCTAAAACTGTTAACTTAGGTTTGTTCTATGGTATGGGTAAAGGTAAGTTGAAAAGTCAATTAGGTTTGAATGACGAACAGGCTGATGACTTATTTAAAACTTATCACAGTAGAGTTCCGTTTGTAAAACAGCTCATGGACCAGGCCTCTAAGTCCGCACAAGAGAATGGTTTTGTAAGAACTTTACTTGGACGTAAGTGTCGTTTTGATTTATGGGAACCTGCTAGCTTTGGCGTACATAAGCCATTGCCTCGTGAACAAGCGACCAGGGAACACGGAAAAAATATTAAACGTGCGTTTACATACAAAGCGTTGAATAGATTAATACAAGGCTCGGCAGCAGATATGACTAAGAAAGCTATATTAGATTTATATAAAGAAGGAGTAGTCCCACACATACAAGTTCATGACGAATTAGATTGTTCTTTTGAGTCTGAGATCCAGGCAAAGAAGATTGAAAAGCAGATGGTAGAGTGTGTCGATCTCAAAGTGCCAATTAAGGTAGATTGTGAAATTGGTGCAAATTGGGGAGAAATTAAGTAAAAAAAACCTGTTTAAATGACCGTACAGGGGTGTTCTAGATATGCTCGTGTATGATTGGATCCAGGTAATTTGAAGGGATTAGTTGTTTCACCCTTAACTTTCGAAACACAGATAGACATCCTGACATTCTACTCGAACCAAAGCTGATAGCCTCAAACACTTGTCCGTCAGCTACTTCGCCCTGTGCGTTATGGCTCTGTTAAAACCATTATTCCGCCACAATATTGAACTGATCATATTCAATAACCTGGTATAACTTATATGGATATAATAATTTTTTTTTCAACCAATAAATAATATTTTTTTAGGAGTTGACAATATAGTTTGAGATATTATATAATTAGTTAAGAAATATAGAAATGAGGTTATTATGGAATATGCAATACCCGGATGGGTTGAATTAATCTTGTATGAACAAGAGGAAAGGAAAGATGATGAATGATTAGTATAATCATAGGATGCATCATAGCCATTGTGCTCGTCCATCATTTAGGGTGGGTGTAATGACAGATGTATCAAGATATAAGTCTGTAGCTATCAAGAAAGAAAGCTACAAAAAACTAAAGACCATGGCCGATCGAGATTACAGATCTGTTGCTGGTTTCATAGAATATCTGGTTGATAAAGAATCAGAAGAAAGAATAAGAGGTAATAAAAATGACCAAGAAAAAAGAGCCTGATAATATCACAGTCCCAGGCGTAGTACTACAGGACTGTATTATAACATTAAAAGGTGACTCACCTTTGATATGTAACAAATGGTCTGAAAAGGCTAAACAAGAAATAAGAGATAAGCAGATGAAGATAGCTAAAGCTGCTGGTAGAGAAGCGAAGGATCCTGAAAAATGTTTTAGAGATTCTTTGTATCAAATGCCAAATGGTAAAGACTATGGCTTTCCTGCTATTGCGTTCAAGGCAGCAGCCGTCAACGCTTGCTCTCACATTGAAGGTCTTACAAAAGTCTCGGCTCGTGGATCATTTCACATTCCGTGTGACTTAATTAAGATTCAAGGTAAACCTGTGATGAGAGAAGACATGGTGCGTGTTGGTATGGGTGCAGCTGACCTCAGATATAGAGGTGAGTTTACAGAATGGCAGGCAGAGGTTCCTGTCCGATACAATGCTAATGCCTGGTCAATTGAACAATTGATCAATGTGTTTAACGTAGCGGGGTTTGCATCTGGTGTCGGAGAATGGAGACCACAGAAAAACGGTAACTTTGGTATGTTTAAAGTAACCAACGTAACAAAGATCGAAAGAAAGAAGGAGGTTAAAGTTGCGTAGAAGAATAATACAGTCCTATGAATTTAGGAACAATGGTAAAACAAAATATTCAGTGGACGCTCAAGCTGTTGGAGAAGAGCTTGAAGCGATATCTAATAAGTACGGGACCCTCAATCCACATGTAGTTGTGAAGTCGGCAGAAAGAAAGAGTTCGCCACTTCACTCGTGCTTCACGTGGGATGATGCTTCGGCTGCAGAAAAGCATCGATTGCACGAAGCTAGAATGTTAATCGGTTCAGTCATGGTCGTCACGCAGCATGTAGACGAACCGGTTCGTGCTTTTCATAGTGTAAAAGTAACTACGTCAGACGGTGATGACGACAACGCCGAGCGCAGTTACGTTCCACTGGATATAGCGTTGGACAATGATGATTATCGAAGGCAGATATTGGAACAGGCTGCTAGAGATCTCAACACATGGAGAAAGAAGTATGGAGAACTAAGAGAACTTCATAAGTTTTTCTCTGAGGCTCAACGCATCATCGATAAGTATGCAGCGTAACAAGCATACTAGATGTAGTGGTGCTGTTGTCTAGCAGCACCACACATAAAAGAAAGGAGAACTTATGAAAAAATATAATTATAACCATATAATAAAAATATTGTTAGAGAAAAAAGGATGGATTAGAGTTCCATTGTATGTAAGGAAAGGAGAATAAATGGCTAGTAGTGACGAATATTATCAAGAGTGGGTAGACGAAGTCAGAGAACTTTACGGTTTACTCGAAGACGCTCTGATAGCTATGAACAACGCCACTAGATCTAAAGGGATACGTCATGTAAATAAAGACGATGTAGATGAAATGGGTTCTATCATATTACAGATAGAGGACGTGCTTGCTACCGTTGATGATTTAGAGCATGACGATTCCGAACCTGTTTAGGCAGGCTAGGTAAGTTCATATATGTTGGGGTAAGGCGCAGTGTGTTACGGCGTGGCAGGTGTGGTAAGTTTGAGCGAGGTATGGTCGGTTTTGTTGCGGCAGGCAGAGTGAGGCTAGTTATAGTCCGGTGAGTTGAGGAAGGGCGAGGCAGGCGTGGTGAGGCCGGGTACGCTCTGGTGGTAGCAAGGTGTGTTAAGGCAGGCTAGGTGAGTTATGTTGAGGCGGGATTAGTTTTGGAGTGTCGTGGCAGGCGGGGTGAGGTGCGTTCAGGTGAGGGTTATCTTGGAATGGTGAGTTGAGGCTTATTTCGGCAGGTGTGGCGAGTTGTGGCTCGTTGGGTTACGATTGCGGTAGATTGGGGTATGGTGTTGTGAGGCGTGGATTGGCGAGGCCGGAAAGGAGAGAACATGTTCAAAATGCTCATGACCGGTAGCCAGGCAATGCAAATTGTCAAGGACTACATAACGAAAGATATCGCTCACAGTAATGTGACCGAGGCAGTTCTTGCGTTAGAAAAATATATAAAAAGTTTGGAAAAGAGTGTGAAGTGAGATAGTCTGATAAACGGATTATCAATCCCACCCTAATCCAAAGGGTCGACACCTGGTCTGTAGCCTCGTAACACAGGTATGTGGTGTGACTGATGGAGAGACATCATGAAGAAAGGTAGCATAATGACGAAAAAAGCAGTAAACGAAACGATAGAAAAATTTCTACGATCGGACAGGGTAGAGAAAGCAACTGGTGGTGATGAAGTAGAAAAAATGAAACTAAGAAACATGATAGAAGTAGCGATAAGAAAGCAGGCTCCAGACTGGTTGAAGGAGATGATTGAGGAAGACGACGCACGGATCACGAAACACTGATCATGTCAATAGCAAAGATTATTTGCTGTTAGGATTGTAATTTTATATATTGGCCTTTCGTCAAAAAGGAGGTCAAAATGCAAGAAAATCTAGAAGAAAAATATCAAGAAGCACTACAAACGATAGCTTACCTACACAATGAATTACTGTCCGTAAAGCATTGTCAGTGCGATGATGAATCAGAGGAATCTGAAGAGGATGACGGGGCCTAATATAGGCCTTCGTGTCCCTGTTCGAAGTATTTATTCTTCATGTGTCTGTCCCAAAACTGTTTTCCATTCGCTACAATAGTATTCCACTCTCGATGATTAAATCTTTCTGTTGAACCATCTTTGTATTCTACCTCGTAGACCATGTCATGACCACCTGAGTCAGTCCTCTGTTCAAACACCCTTAGCTGCTTAATTATATCTTTTAGCATCATGGTATTTTAAATACTTTACTTCTTTTACCATACCTTTGGGAATAATTGCAACCCTTCCTCCTTCTTGAGAATCGTCATCACACCAGTCGGCCATCAATGACATCTCTTCTTCTGTGTCTTTTACAAGCCATCCAATTGAAAAACAACCAGCTGCGGTCTTTTTTATAATGTCTTTGAATTCTACCCAGCCAGAGAAAGGCTCGGTTGCGTCTTGCCATCGGACGATCACAATTGGACACGTCTTCAGGTTAAATTTCATTTCACTAAAGTATTCTGTCCAGGCACCAATTTGAAACATTTAGGTCGTTCCGTTTTTTTAGATACACTAAACCATTGTTCATACCCTTGGATGTAGTCTATGCCACTACTATCAACACATAAACTTTTACCAAAGGTATCTGTTACGGCTTGTTGCACAGACTTCAATGACATGTCATCACCAACCATGGACCCGCCGTCCTTAAGCTTTGGCCACCAATTTAAAATGTCAGTTTTCACCGCTTCATATTCATGAGCTGCGTCCACTATTATTCCTTGAAAATGTTTATCTTGAAATCTTCTTATTGTGTTTGCATCATCAGATCTAGATTTAATTGGTGTCACTACCCCTTTATCGATAAACGTTTGACAGTTTTGTAAAAATTTATCGTAAAAGCCCTTTGAACTTAGTTTAAGATTAACATGTTCAGAGCTCCCTTCAAATGTGTCAAGACAATAAAGGTGAACTTTCTTTGCTGAATTAATAATGTTTGTTGCTAGATAAGACGTGGATCTTCCCATGAAAGGCCCTATCTCTAGTATTTCATCACCGTCTTCACACTGATCTAATAGCTGGTCGTATGCATCATGCATATTAAACCATCCTGGTATATTAAAATAATTATGTTTCATATTCTCTCATTTTCTGGAGACTCGTGAACAAGCTGTCTTGTTGTCTTGCGGAGACACTATGAAAAAATAGGAGGAAAGGTGTCCACGAATCTCGTTGCAATGATATAGGATTAATTGCATATTGAAAGTATGAAATACTTTCTAATTATTTGGATATGTATAAATGATCCCAACCTTTCACTTGAAAACACCTGTCAACAAGTGATCTTGGACCACGGATCTTATGAAACAATGATTGAATGTAATGAAGACGCATCTCAAATATATCAAAGTCTCAAACCTGCAGGAAATGTTTATTTAACAAGTTTTTGTTCAGTGAAGCCTACAGTGTAACGTGTGCATATAGTAATATAAATATAAATACAAAAATAAAAAAATAAATTAGAAGAAATGTTACGTAACATTAATAATATATAACTATTATCATTGTATATTAGGGGTTTTAGGGTGTTACGTGGGTGTAACGTTAGGACTAAATGTTACGTTACGTTGGGATATGTTGAGTATTGAAATAGACTTATTTTAGCATAAAGTGTACTTACATGACAGAAACTCACGTTACAGACGTTACAACCACTTTACAGGAACGTTTTGATCATTTTCCAGGATTAACACCAAAGCAAGCTAAATTTGCACAATTAATAGTCTTGTATGAAGGTAGAAAGACAGCAACACAAATAGCTATTGAGTGTGGTTTTTCTGAAAAGACCGCAAGACAACAGGCTAGTAATATGCAAAACCCAAAAAGCTTCCCAAAGGTTGTTAACGCTATAAACCATTATAGAGTGCAGTTTTATAGAAAATATGAAGTAAGCTATGATAAACATTTAAAGAGAATGTATGAGTTATCAGAAAAAGCAGAGCAGGCAGGTAACTGGAATGCAGCAGTTGTAGCTGAAAAGAATAGAGGTCAGGTGGCAGGACTTTACATCGACAAGAAAGAAATAAAATATGGAACTATTGATAGTATGAGTATGGAGGAAGTCGATGCAAAAATTAATGAGCTTGAAAAGAGATTATCAGGGGAAACGGCTAAACCGGTGGTAATCAATGGTGACGAACGACAAGCACCTCAAGGGTAATTGGGCACATCAAAGAGCAATATTATGGTTGTCCGAAAAAGGATATTATGTTTTTAGCAATGTTTTTGGCACAGGTTGTGTCGATCTTATTGCCATTGATGATTTTGGGCATATTGAATTATTTGATGTGAAGCTTGCAGGTTTTAGAAATAACAAAGACACTTTGGGTTCTAAGCAAATGATTAATAGAGTGTTGACTGCAGAACAAAAGGAGTTGGGTGTAAAACTATTGTATGTTTTTGATAATGGAGACTGTAGAGTTCAGTTAGATAGAGCTGCCTGGTTAAAAAAGCAAAGTGTAAACAGAGATAAGAAAGGTAGATTTAAGGGAACAGATGAGAAAAGCTGAGGGTAGATTCACTACTACACTAAGATCTAACTGTAACAAAATACACTTCCTAAAAATAGACTCTTGGTCTACACCTGGTTTACCTGATTTGTATGGTCTTTATGAACATGAGCAGACTGGTCTGCCTGGCACTTTTTGGGCTGAACTTAAGTGTACATCAATTAACAAGATTGGACTGTCTCCGGTGCAGGTCGCTATAAATCTCAAGCTGTCTGAGTACAATATACCCAATTATATACTTGTCAGAAGCCTCGCTAAGAGAGCCTTGAAAATTTTTCCAGGACACCTGGTTGATGAAGCGTCGAAGGTTGGTTTTAAGTCCAAGAGCCATGTTGCATGCTTCGAAGATCCTCTTCCCTGGTCCGAGATACAAAAGTCCTTAATGGTGGACCCCCAAATTATTTTCACTGGTTATGGTAAATGTTTACCGGGCCCAGCTCCCAGGCAGGTCAAGTAAAAATCCTGAACAAAAATCCCTGAGTCCTGACCCCACGTCATAGCATAGCTTATAATAGAAGTTTCCCGGCGCGCTCGCGGGTGAATCTTCTGCGAGGTCAAGAAAAAAGTATTGATTTTACTTGACTTTTGATTCCTGAATCACCATATTATAACCATGAGCTGCATCCTGGTAGCTCCTGAGAAAGGAAGAAGATATGTTAGAAGCTATATTTTTCGGCGTTTATATGCTGGTGTTCGGTGTTTCCAGATGGCAGGCACTGGCTGCAGTAGCAGGTTTTCTCCTGTTTGGTCTCTGGTCTGAAGCATGGACCACCATCCCAAAAATCCTTTAGGTCGGACCCCACGTGGATCCGGCCTTTAATATAGAATTTAGGAGCGGGGCTCGCGAGTTGTTTTTCTGATAGGTAAATCATGTAGTTGTGTAAGGAGAATCCTTTTAAAAAATCCCTTAAGTCCGACCCCACGCCGATTCGGTTTTCTAATGTAGAAGAAGCCCGCTCGCGGCCGCGAGAAAAAAAATCAAGAAAAAAAATTTTGGGTGCTACGCACAACTTGTTTTTATAAGAAAATAGTTATCCACAGAAAAGATTTTTTTCTTATATTTAAATGTTCCAATTAGTTAGGATATGTGCATAATGGAAACATACTTTAAATAGTATAGAAAGAGAGAATGCTAATATGCAGAATATAAGTAAAGAAGACAGAAATAAGATTGATGACTTTGCTAGGTTGTCAATTCTTAAATCTATCTTTGTTAAGGAATGGCAGGAAAGCTGTCGTAAAGAACTTGCCTTTATGAGTGGCAAGTATCATGGTTTCTTATTGGGTGATGAGTTTCAGTTCTCCCATAAGAAAAGACAAGGTGGTTTATCTCAAAGTAAGATGACCACTTTTAT